TCTCGGCGTCACCGGCCAGCCGCGCCGTCTGCGCCTGCATGAATAGATCCCGCGCCTGGTCAGACCACTGTATCCATTCCTCGGTCGTGTCAGGGAGATAGCGGCCTGGCTCATTGGCGTCCAGGTCAGCCAGCTTGGCGCGCAACCTAGCCGCCTTCATATCCTGTGGCGCCACGCTCTGCGCCCAGATGTCACGCAGGGCGCGTTGGTCCTGTGGCGCCAAGTCCCCGATGGGCTTGTAGGCGGCCACGCCAGCGGGTTCTTCGGCGAGAGCCTGATGGAGCGCGTCGACCGACTCCTGATTAACGGTGATCTGCTGGCGGTGCAGCGGCAAACGCCGACCGCCGAACCTGGACTGCACATACTCATCGGCCAGTTGCTCGAAACGTTCCTGGTGCGCCTCGGCCTGTACTGGCTTCCCCTTGGCGTCATGGGTCGGCGCCAAGGTGTTCAAGGCGTCCATGAATGCCTTTTTCTGCCCCTCTGGCACCCTGTCCAGGGTCTCCTGGTTGGCGAGGCCAGCCACAATCTCCCGCGCCGAGTCTCCATCTGCGGTGCGCCCGCCGATGTAGTCCTTGATCGATTGCTCGATGTCCGACCCAGGGGTGAATTTCTCGGCCAGTTTTGGCGCCACCCCGGGGTGGATCGCGGTCGCCAGTTCAGGACGATTGGCGACCCCAATAGGCAGCCAATCTTCCTCGTCGCGTCCACCGGAGATGATGGCGTCGGCCTCTTGCAACGCGGCCAGGTGCTCCCTGTCCACGGGTTTCGCCAGACGATCCATGCCAGACGCAGAGATTTCCAGAATCTGGCTGGCGCCGACCGTGGCGATACGGTACTCGCCGCGGCGCAAACCGAGAGACGCGGCCCGCCGCATGGCGTCCTCGAACCCGACCGCCCCCATGGACACCTCCAGCTTGTCCCGCCGCCCGCGTTTGAGCGCCCAGATCAGGGCGCCGTTGGCCTCCAGTTCGCCAAGCGCCTGCCCCAGTGCCGAACGCCCGCGGTCGATCGCCTCGATACGACGCGCGTTCAGTTCGCGCGCGACCTGAAGATCCTCTGCCGTCGCGCATGGGCCAATCTCAATGTCCTCAGCTTCGCGGGTAGCGGCCCTGGCCTCGCGTACAGCGGCCTCGGCCATAGGACCCTGTTGTTCCTCGTGGAATCTTTCCAACCCACCTTGTAGACGGGTAATTTCGTCCGGCGACAGATCCTGTCGCAATCGGCGCGACAGGATCTGTGACGCCCCCGAGATCCCCAGCACATCGACCACCCGTCGATCCAGGAGCCCGCTGCCGGCTGCATGCAAAGATACCGCCTGCAAGGCATTGTAGGCGCCCACACCGATATGCCGCCCGAGCGAGGTCTCGTAATCCTGGTCCTGCTCGATCTCGGCCAACAAGGAGCGCGCGGCGATGGTGCGCAGATCGCTCGCAAGATCCTCTTGCAGGGTCTCGTCGACCTCACGATCGCCGACCTCGACGACGAAGGCGCCCTTTTCCTCGCCGCGGTCGATCTGGCGTGAAGCCTCGCGGGCGGCTTTCTCGCTGGCGCCAAGTTGTTTCTCGAGCCGGAGTAACCGCGCCGCCGTTGCCGGATCTTCGAGCCTGGTTTCCGCGCGATTGGCTTCCTTTTTGTCTGGGCGCAGGGCCTCTAATTCCGCCTTGATCGACTCGCGCGCCGCCCGGCGTTTCTCCGCCGCCTGGATCGCCTCTTCCCCGGCGGCGGCCCGTCGCGTTTCCTTCTCGCGGGCGATGTCCTCATCGGTGAGCCCGCCTTCGCTCTGTGCCGCCAACGTGTACCCGGGCGAGAACCCCAGCCCGGACTGCGGCGCCACGGGATCGAGATCACTCACATCGAGACCGAACTCGCCTGCCGGATCGTGACCCAGGGCCTGAGCGCGCGCCTCGGCATCCGCCAGTAGCCATTGCCGATGCTTGCCCACCGCTTCCCTAGCCGCCTTGAGCCATTGGCGGTGATGTTCGCGTTCGGCGCGCTTCCTCGCCCCATGGGAAGCACCCTCATACGGCGTCAGATCGAACTCGTGACCTTGCCATCCCATGGACTCAGCCACCTGGGCTATGAACTTCTTCTGCCCTTCCTGACGCTGGCCTTGAACAGCTCGCTTGGCCTCCTGCTTTTGCTGGTAGATTCCCGCTTCCTTGTCTCGCTTAGCCTGTTCCTTCGTTTGGGCGCGCCGTTCGGCAACACGCTCAGCAGCCTCCTGTTTATACTCGGCTTCGCTGCGCACCCCGCGAAGCTTGAGATAGTTCAGTTTCCCTCCGGCGCCGCCGATGACATGGTAGGCGCCAGACCCGGAGGCCGTTTCCTGAATGAGGACAGGAACTCCAGTGCTTTCCTTGCCCCCAGGGTGCACCGTGATCCAGCGTGCGCCGGGCGGGGTGGCGCTGGCCTTCAAGAATTCCGTTGCGGCGAGACCGACCAAAGCCCTGAACAAAGCGAAGTCATAGACCGCGAATCCGAGCTGACTTCCAGTGTCCCAAGAGCTAAGATGATGATAAGAAACCGCCTTCGCTAGGCCATCCTCCCTCCCAGGGCTTGTGGTTTCCCCTGCTAAGGTAGATCCAACAGTGAGGATGGCCCCCTCTTTCACAGCTCGCGCTAGGCGACGCAGCTTACGAGGCGATGAACTCACCGAGACCTCGACGCCGTCGCGGGCGACGGTCACGCACATAAAACCATGATGACGTCCATTCACGTCCTTGAAGACGCGGATAAATTGAATGACAGACTGACGCTCAGCGCCTTCCCCGCGCGCAATGCGCTCCGCCAGAACATCCTTTCCCTCAAGTTCCGCAACGATGTAAGCGGGGTTTTCCAAGGTCGGTCGGATTAACCCGAAATAATGCTTGCGCTGCCGCTCCTGTAATTTCTCGCGTTGCGCCTCTCCCATTTTCACCTTCCCAATTGGCGTACGCACAATCCCCCCTGGGAACTCTTCCCGCCAAGCCTGCTCCGAGAATTCAATATGTCGCCAAGGCGCGGCATTGGTGATCAAGGATTGTTCGATCAAGCGCAAACCAGCGTCAGGTTGACTGCCGCCAACTTGCCCAAGACGACCGGCATGATCGTGATTTCCCGATCCAGTTCCGCCCTTGAAGAACAGCACCATCGTCTTGATCATCCTTGGCCGCTCGGAAGTCGCCAGCACCTTGCGCTTGAACTCGTCCATGGGCATGGCCGTTACCGGCCCGAGAAAACGCGAATCGTCGTAGTGCGCCAGGTAGGCGGCCTTGGCTGCGGCCTCCGAATCGAAGCCAAGCATGACCTTGTCTTCGTCGAAATGGTCCCAGTCCCCCGCTTTGCGCTGATGGACGACATAGGCGATAGCGGCATCGGCATTCGGCCCGACGTAGCAATCCACATGATCCTTATCGACACCCTTGGAGCCGCGGATGTACCCATAGTCCCAGCGCATCCGGGTGCGCCAGGCATGGCCGTTCCTGTCCGTTCCGCTACGCACCGACCCCCTGGGGTTCTCGATCGAGATCTCCAGGCCCTGGAAACGGATGTGCTTTTTCTTGTAATTACCGGCCTTGATCTGGGCCAGAGACGGATTGTGCGTGACTGTTGGCATTCGAGGTTTCCATCCCGAGACGATCCCCCTATGATCCATTCACGACAGAAAATCAGCGCGGAAGCTGCCGCCTTTAGGCGACCTTTAGCTGGCGGTTCATGACGACACGTAGATACAGCTACTACACCGCCACCGTTGCCTTGATATGGGGATGGGCCTGGTAGCCTTCGAGCTGGAAGTCCTCATAGCGGAAATCGAACAGGGAGCGTACCTCTGGGTTGATGAGCATCCGCGGCAGGGGATAGGGTTCCCGGGTCAACTGTAAGCGCGCCTGTTCTTCGTGATTGAGATAGAGATGGACATCGCCGAAGCTATGCACGAAGTCCCCCGGTTGGAGATCCGTCACCTGGGCCAGCATTAGAGTGAGCAGGCTGTAGGAGGCGATGTTGAAGGGCACACCGAGAAAGACATCGGCGCTACGCTGATAGAGCTGGCAGGACAGCCGACCCTCGGCGACATAGAGCTGGAACAGCAGATGACAGGGCGGTAACGCCATGCGTGGCAGATCGGCGACGTTCCAGGCGCTGACGATGAGGCGACGGGAATCCGGAGTAGCGCGGATCTGCTGGATCAGCTCGCTGATCTGGTCGATGTGGCCGCCGTCCGGGGTCGGCCAGGAGCGCCACTGATGGCCGTAAATAGGACCAAGCTCACCCTGCTCATCCGCCCATTTGTCCCAGATGCTCACCCCGGCTTCCTTGAGGGAGCGGACATTGGTCTCGCCACGCAGGAACCAGAGCAGCTCGTGGATGATCGACTTCAGGTGCAGCTTCTTGGTGGTCAGCAGCGGGAAACCCTGACTCAAATCGAAACGCATCTGGTGTCCGAATAGGCTCAGGGTTCCGGTGCCGGTGCGATCCGACTTGCGCACCCCCTGGTCGAGCAAGAGCTGGAGCAGATCAAGATAAGAACGCATTTGTTGACATCCTACCCCGCCTGAAGGCCGGGCTTGCCGCGCTCCAGGTCAAAATCCAGCGTCTTGGTCATAAACGGTGTAGGGCGATCCATCCGGCGTCGATCCGTGCGGACTGCCCATGTGGTACAGCACGTTCTCTTGCTGCTCAAGGATGGCTTCAAGCAACATCTGTTGTCGCGGCATGGCCGACAGGCGCTCGGATGCCTCCCGATCCTCGTAGTCGCCGAGCAGATAGAGATTGTCCTGGGTATAGTGTTCCTTCAATACACGCTTCACGCCCCACCAGTAATACCCGAAGTTCCGGTAGAACCCCGGGTCTTTCTGAAGCATGGCGAGACAGTTGCGCGCAAATCTGGCCTCATTCATCGCTAAGCTCCGACCGCAGAAAGATAGTCGCCCCAATTTTTACGAATGATTACCCCTGGAGTGGGCTCGTCATGAAGGCGGTGTTTCTCGACATGCTCGCGAATTGCTTGCAGGACACGAGGGTCATATTTCCATTCAGCGTTAGAGTAAATACCATAGCGGTCGTGTCCACCACCAACAAAGCTTCCCATATCACCTAGCCTGCCGAGAATGTCTCTGGGGGCCTTGTCTACCTTCTCGATAGTGTTGATCGCCAGGTCCGTGTGCCCGAGTTTGTGGGCAAGGCTGGCGACCTCCAGGGCCTCGTCTGAATCCTTCAATCGCATGGCCTGCTCCATTCGAGCCTCGAGCACCTCGCGGGGAAAAACGCTCGTCTGATTCTTCCCGCCGAAGCTATATCGCCTTGCTTGGTCCGCCAGCTCCTGCGCTTCGAATATGCTGCCAGCGGAACGCACAGCCCGCGCGATCTCATGATTAAGTCCGTCCTCGGCCACCTTTACCGCCTCGGCACCCCATAAGGAAGTGATCACACCAGACCATGGGTTGGTGTATTGATTATACATTCCGAGGTAATTTGGCCGCATCCCTCTATCCACAAATCGCCCGCGGACATACTCGCCCTCCTTCCTCCAGTTCTTCTGTCTCTCGGCCTGTTTCCACGCCTCCACCGCCAATATCTTGTTGGCCTCGGTCGGCAACAGCAGGTCGTTGCTGTCGATAACCTTGCGCGCATCATATCCCTTGACGAGTGCTGGCTTGCCATTGGCCCGGTTGATGACTGGTACAAAATCTCCCTTCCACCCATCCAAGTAGCGCCTGACATTGCGCTTTATGACATATTGCAACTCTTCCGCGTGGCGCTCAAGAAGCGTGTCGTCTTTGCCGACCAGGTCCTGCAATCCATGCACATTAGCGCCGATCCCGGTAGCCGTCAGATAGGCCGAAGAAAAGATGTCGCCTGTCAGATCCGACAAATAATTATTCGCATCGGGTCCTGACCGGCCTTTCAAGACCTCACTGTAGCGACCAAGCGCGTTTGAAATTTCTTCCTTCATCCTGTCCTTCCCGGATTCCGATCCGTGCCAGAGACCTTCCTTGTCGATGGCCGACATCGCGGCATCGAGAATCGACTGAACGGCTGTAGCCTCATTGGCTTCTGGATGGTCAGGAGAGCGATGCGCGCTAAAGATCGCGCGACGCAGAACGGCACCCATCCCGCTGCGGATCAGCTCCAGATTCTCGTCTTTAGCGTCATAGGCGAACTTTTTGACAACCTTATCAGGAATCTTTCCCAACGATAAGGATTCGGTGCCCTGCGTTGAATCACCATACGGACGCAGAAAGAGCACCCCTTTTATCGCGTCGACGCCTTTGATGACCCACTTTGTTGGTTTATCAGAGAAATAAACCTCGCCGTGCAACCCGCCCGGGATCTCAATTCCATCGTTCGCCCTATAGACCTCGCCAGTCACTGGATGAAGCGCCGCCGGGCCTTTGCTGTCATCCAACGCCTCTTTGGCGTCAAAATACTGGCTGGCATTGAGCTGCGCACGAAGCTGATCCCTGCGCTGCTTCAAGCGCAGCCCGGACTGGGTGCCCTTGTCTTTAAGCGCATGGTAATTGCTTTTGAGCTCTTGGAACTTTATAAACACCTCGTTCGCGTTCGCGCGCTGTTGCGCCTCATAGGCCGCCTTTTTCGCCCAGACGTCTTTCTCGATGGCGGCTCGGGCCGCGTCCGGGTCCGCCGACATCATGATTTGCAACTCTTCGCGCGACAGTTGTCCCTGCGCCTCCAGGTTCTCCAGTCGGTCGCCACCATGCCACACCTGATCCTGCCAATCCTTCTTGGCTCCTACAGTTTGCAACCGGTACCCGTCGAATGTGCCCTTGGCTAGGTAATGGTGCACACGCACAGAGTCGTGGACATTCTTCTGCCGCACCGCGCGTCCTGTGCGTTGCTGGAGTGAGGCCGGCTCCCATGGAAGATCGAGGTTGTGAAGATCCGTCGTGTCTTTCTGAAGGTTCAACCCTTCGCCCATGACGCCGGTGTTGCCGATCACAACCCGCAGCTTCCCAGCATTGAACGCCTCAGCGATGCGCTGGCGGGCCTCCGCACTCTTAGCCACGTCGCCATTGATGATCCCGATCTTCTCCCGAGGTATCCCCTTCCCCACCAAGAGCCGTGCGAGTTTCTCGTGTACGGCATTGGAATCGCAAAACACCACCTGCCCACCATCCGCGCTGTTCTTGGCGATGGTGCTGGCCGCCTCCCGCAACTTTGGCGAGACATGCCCCTTGTACTCACCAGGATCATAGAGCTCAAGATCGATCGCCGCTTTTCTCATCCGGTCCATGATCGAGAAGATATGCCCGCTGCCCGTGGAATCGGAATCTGCATCCTCCAGTTCAGCGCGAAGTTGGCCATATACCTTGCGTTGCTCATCGTCCATGTCGATGAAATGCTGCTCGTCGCGCTTCTCAGGGATTTTCAGCCCGACCTCCGCCGCCGTCTGGCGACGGATAAAGCGTTGCATCAATTCACGCAGTTCAAGCATATTTTTGAATCCCTTCGTAAGCGTGCCTTCCTTCATGGTGCCGTCAACGCCCAGATACAAACCCGGCTCAAACATGGCGTAACGGTCCAGGAACTCCTCGCTGTTGCGCAACCCAAGCGTTTGCCACATATCCGGAGCCACATGCGAGAGCATGGAATAGATCTCAAGCGGACTGTTCTTGGTCGGGGTCGCGGTCAGTCCAAAGACCCCACGGTTATGATGGTTCTGCAATAGCCAGGACGCTTTCAGGCCGAAGTCTTGCGCGCGCTGCGATCGCCCGGAACCCCCAAGAAACTTCGGCTGATCGCCGAACCTGGCACGGGCATCGAAGAGGTTTTTCATGGCATGGAATTCATCCATGATCAATGAGTCGACGCCAAGCTGGTTGAAGTAGATCGCCTTGGTCCTTTGCGAGACATCGCCCTTGGCTTGCGCCTGCATCCAGGCTTCCCGGATCTGCTTTTGCCGCTTGTCCCCGGCCAGGTCGTACTGCTTGCCGCGCTTGACCCAAAAATCTTCCTCATTTATGACGTGCTTAGTGATCGGGTCGAGATCGAGGTCATCGAACGCCGTCATGCTCGACAGCACAAAGTCGTAAGACTGGCTTTGCGCCAGTTCGTGCCATTTCGCGTTGCGCTGGGCTTCTGTATCGGCCTTGCCGTTGGTCTCCCCGATGACCAGCACCCGGCTCCCAGGAAAGAAATTCTCGATCTCCGCGACCCAGTTCCGTAGCACCGACTTAGGCACGACGATCATTGGCTTCTTCGCCATGCCGTTGGCTTTCAACAAGCGCGCCAGGGACAGCCCCTCAACGGTTTTTCCGAGCCCCACATCTGCCGCGATGATCCCACGCCCCTTGTCGATCGCCCAGCGCAGATTGCCCCAATGGTACGGATTGATGCTGATGGCCGGGTCGAGGCCAGGCACATCAATGGCGTCGTTCGAGTATTCCGGCTCCACGGTCCCGCGATAGAGCCGGTTGTAGGCATCCTCTAGGAGTTGCCGCACATCCTGGTTGCCCTTGCAGAAGTCCCGAAACTCGTCGTCGATGGCGTCGACCGCCGGCCCGTCGGCCTTGCGCAGCCCAGAACGGTTCAGCCATTGTTCCAGCAGTTTTTTCTCGTTCGGAACGCCGCCCGTGATCGTGTAGACGTTGTTCTCGAATGTCACCAGCGGCTTGTCGAGGCTTAGGTAATACGCCGAGGTAGGAGAGGTTGCGATCAGGTCATTCAGCCTGGAATTCAAATATGTTTCCAGCACCTGCGTCGGCACCCAGCCAGAAGCCATGGAAAACTCGATGTCCTCCAGGCTTTTCGGATCGATGCGGTCGAGAATCTCCTTGGCCTGTTCCCGCAGGCGGTTTGCCACATCCAGAGAAAGGCCGCCTCCATCGATCGCCTGCTGTACGGCGTCGTAGCGCTCCCACAGATTGCCGGTGAAATACCGATCCTTCGTGGTCCAAATCCTTCCATCCGATATGAGCCTATAGGCATTGGAAGCGAACAGGCGGTCTGTCACCTCTTCGCTGGACAAGCCGGTGAACCGCGCCACATCGCGCGCCGTGAAGGTGTCGTGGTCTCGGACCAGCCGCAGCACCACGGCATCGATGCTATCCCCGCGCCTGTACGTGGTGCCGGTGATGGCATCCGAATAGGCGCCATCCTTCGACACAGCCGACAACACGCGCAACAGACCCGGGTCTGAACGGGATGCGGCCACGAGTGGGCGGATATCGTGCGGGTTACCGCGTTCATCGATGAAATCATCAAGCGCGGATAGGATCTGCTTACGTTCTCGGTCCGTTGTGTCTGGCGTCACCCGTTCGATGCGCGCTCCGAGTTCCCGCGCCTCCGCCAGGGATGGGTGCTCTTTCTCCTCCTCCTGCGCCCGGTGCCACCGTGGCGGCTCGCCAGTGAGCACATAGGCCACGCCATCCACGACCTTGGTGTCTCCGACCCGGTAGATGTCGTAAGGCGGCTTTCCTGCCGCACGGACCAGGCTCGCATGGTCTTCTGGTGGCGCCTGATCGAGCACATCGGCCATGGTGACCTTGTGGCCATCATCGAATGCGCTCTGCCCAATAGCCTGCGCCACCCCATCCATGGAACCGGTCACGGTGAAATCGTTGCCTATGTTCGCCTTCGATCGCCAGCCATCTTCCGGCGAACCGTGGATGTTCTTCGCCCCGCGCGTCTCGAAATATCGCCCAGAGATCACCTCGTCATCCCAAAGGCCGAGTCGCCGCATCAGGCCATCATCTCTGCGCTGCGATGGCGAGGACAGCGCATTGGCGACATCCTGGTCGCGCTTGCGCAGCACCACTATATCCGTCACCACGCCGGTATGGGTGTGCGAGAAGGCTGTATTCGGCAGCCGGTGCGCCCCCAGGAACTCGGCCTTCCTCAACATCAGCTCGCGAAACCAGGCGCCGGAACTCGATGAAAGGATGCCAGAAGGTACCACCATGGCGATGACGCCACCCGGCTTGGTCTTATCGATGGCCGTATCCAAGAAATACCGCTCGGCCTCGGCGAAATCCCTCTTATCCTGCGCGATGAGCGCCCCTCGCAGCCCGAACGGAGGATTGCCGACCACGGCATCGAACTGCCTCGGGTCCTGCCCGGCAAAGGCCTCGCAGGCGCTCTCGTTGATCTCGTGACGTGCGCCATGCAGCAGCCGCGAAATACGGGCGCTGGTCGGGTCAAGCTCGACGCCCACCACTTTGACTCCACTGGGTGCCGTGGCCGCAAAAACGCCGGTCCCGAGACTGGGTTCCAAGACCTCACCGCCAGACACGCCCAGGCGCCCCAGAATGTCCCAGATCGCCGACGCCACATCCGGCCTGGTGTAATACTCGTTGAGCGAATCGCCGACCCCACCCTGTCCGGAGTACAGGGACAGCTCATGCTTCTCCGCGTCGGTGATGTCCTCGTCGCGCTTTTGCAGGATAGCGAGGGCGCGCGCATTGAATCGCTTGCGCTGCGCCTTGGTGACGTTGGCGGGGACGCCGAAGGTGGTAGCCGGAGTTGCTTTCTCTTCCGAGACCTTGGGCTTCGCTATCTTTTCTTTCGTCTTTTTCGCCGACGGTGGCTGGCCTACCATCTCTGGCTCGACAGTAGGCGGCGTCTCGGCAGGCCCCGAGACCTCGGTCTGGCCTACGTCCTGCGGTGCGAACAGGTCGAACTGCGGCGACCCGATGCTCATCTTCTTTTTCCGAATCGCGGTATGCGGCACCACATACACCCCCTTAGAGGTGACGTGGCCCCTGACCGGAACCACTGACTCCACTAGGGCCGCCCTTGGCTCAGGCGCTGGGTCTCCGCCGAACATATCCAGGGTATCGGCATCGCGAACCGGTGCCCGAGCCTTGAAAAAAAGAATGATCGGTTCAGTCGCGAATCTTCGTTTTTCGGCTGGTGCGCCCGCGATGGCCAATGTATGGGACGCAATCACGGCATTGGGTACGCAGACTTCCATCGCGCTTTCTCCGATCGAGCAAAAATTCTGAAGTGGGTCGCCAACGACCGCAGGCGGAACATTGGCTCTCTTTTGGCGCCATGGTTTCAGAGTAAATTCACGACGAGATGGGCACATCGCACCCACGGAGAAGGCGGGTCCTGAAAACACAAAGAGCCCCTCGGGGGGGGCTCTTTGTTGTCGAGGCAGAAATAGCGCCAGACGCTATTGTTTGATCAACAATGTCCGACAAGTAGGTCCGTTCCCGCAGTTCTCCAATGTCGGGGTGAAATTCAGGTAGTAAATCTGATCCGAGCCCACCACGCACGGGGGGGCGAGTGGTTTACACTGGCCCCTCAGCTCTGGAGGCAAGGTGGAGCAGACATCGAAGGCGGCGTCCTGCTCAGCTCGTATCGTGTCGGCTACCTCGATATAGGGAGAGATCGACTCGAACACGCAGGCGGGGTTATTCGACTGCATATCGCCTGGGATAGAAGATACCCCGCCGCGCACGCCAGCGCCGCCGTCATTCTCGCCCGCCTCGGCGCGATCGAACTTAGCCCTCAGCTTCCCGCCTTGCGGCACCTTCACTCGGGCGGCATAGAGTTTCCCAAACATCATGCTGCCCTGATATTCGCAATTCGTCTGGTTCCACGCCTGCCCATTGATACACCCTGGAACGAAGGTGCGATTACTGCTAGCGGAAAAGTCGAAAACGGTGACCCCTGACGGAGTCACCCAAACGCCAGACCCGGGGTCACCGGAGACCGGCGGCGGCGGCGGCGGAGAAGGATTCACCGACCCACCACCAAGGTAGCACCCGGAAACCGTCAGCGTGCCATTCGACGGCGAGATGTTCAGCGCCTGGAAGGTGCAGTCCTTCGGCCCGTCTGGAAAGTCGATCCTGATGCTATCGGCCATGATGTCGGACACACCGACCGTAATTAACATGAAAGCCAGAAATAAAAATAACCTCGATTTCATATCTACACCCCGCTATTTATTGTGTCGGAACGACACTGCTCAACTTCATGAATGTATACCCAAGCGTAACCAGCGCGGACACCAAAGTACCAATCACCGACACGAGAACCCACGACAGCTTAGACAGTAGACGTACTCTATCTTTCTGCTCGTCCAGGGTATGCGACGCCAGATTGTCGGCTATCGACTTTATCTGCATCTTTATGCTTTCGTTTCCTAGATCCTGTTTTTTTAGAGAATCCTCGATGAGCCCATACTGTATCTCTAAAACCGTTAACCGCTTATCAATGCTGGCGAGCGAGTTGCTATTATCAAGTTGTTGTTCAACATTCATTATCGCCCGCCATTTAATAGAGACTCAATTTCTATAATCACTGAATCACGATCCACGCTTCCGCCTATTTGATTCTCAACCCATTTACGGCCCTTGGCCTGTATCAGGCTGAATATGCTGGCAATGACTATTGTCAGGACTGCGCTCGCAATATCGCTCAGCGCACCAAATAACCCAAGGCCGAAATTCCTGAGTATCTTGATCTTTTCCTCTCCTGGGCGATCGACATCGAGAAGCGCCAGCGATGCGCTTAACAACTTCCCCACGGCATCCTTCGACGAGAACCTCTTTATCGCGAACCAAACGGTCGCGATAAGCGCCTTTAGTAGCACATCACTTATGACAGCGGGCATAGATCTCCACCTTCTATTTTCTACCAACAACAACTAGCGCCAGCCATGGCCCCGGACACCTTTGGGACATCTATCTGCTCGTACCTTTCTTCTGGATCGAAGATGGGTTTCACTGACGGACGGCAGACACATCCCGCCACAAACCAACAAGCGCATCCCGCCGCGCACATTCCTCGTAGTAAAGTCCGGACGCTTCGATATGGTTTTTCACCATCCCGGCCATGGATGGGTCCGTCAGTTCCGGCAACTCTCTGCATGGCTCACTGAGTTCCGGTGGCAGGTCTGGCATGAGCGGCATTCCACAGGGACATCCCGTCAGCATCGAGACGGCAATGGCTATCGGGATGAGTCGTCGCCCAGTCATCGGCCTTTTCCCGTATCGTTTTGGTACGCCATCGAACTACCTCTACCGTTTTCACCGCCTGAGTCTGGGCCTGGCTGATCTGCTTCTGTAGATCCCGTTCACGCTCCACGGTTTTGACTTCAGCTTGATGTCGCTCTTCGATGTATGCCTGATCGGCCCGATACTCCCCGAGTCTATAAGACCCGTAGAGCCCGCCTACCATAATCAGCACAACTAGCTTCCAATGCTGTTCAGCCCATGAGGTGATTATTTGCACGGACTACAGTTTCGATCTTTCCAGAACATCCGAATATGTCCTCATAGCCCGGTCCCACTCTTCCTGTGGAACTGTCTCTTGTTCGTTTCGAGCCATGGCCTGCTCTAACCTTTCGGCGTCTTTTCCGGAAACTGTGGGTCCGCAAGGAGGCATCCCCGATCGCCACCAAACGACGAGATCTCTCCAAAGATTTACTGACATGCTCTACTCACCCACCCATTCTGCCTAACTGATGTTAGATTGCTTGAGCAACTTCATCACGGCCTTTGCCGTGCGCTCTCCGAACTTTGCATTCAGCCAATTCTTATATGCGGCTTGCTCTGTCCTGAACCCGCAGACCGCACTATTCGGAAAGTCCTTTTCCTTGTACCCGATCCTCCCGCCCCATTCAGGGTCGCACTCAATAAGCGTTACGCCAGCACTATTTGCAAATTGTTCAAGGTTCATTCTCTTTCTTCGTATTAACAACGCCCTCTAACTTTTTGCATTATGCGCCATCAACGCCAAGCGCAGCAGTTCGTCACGAAATTGGTCAAAAGAAAGTCGGCTTCGCAATCGAACGTGTCAGCGCCATCAAGCCGGTCTGAAAATCAGTAGCTCCGATACTCACCCATCGCTGATCCAGCCGTTCGTCCCTGCGGAGCTTGTCCACCAGTTCTCCAAGCTCTTTACCCTTGGCTTTGATCTCGTTCATCAAGTCAATTTCGACCTGACTCAGTTCGCGGTAGCCTTTTATTTGTCTGTGTAGTTTGGCCATTCTTTCACCGAATCAATCGGTTCTCGGAGTTTATTTCCGTGAGTTCTATTTCTCACGCACCAAGCGCAACTGCCGTGATGCTCACAGCCTGCCGATGTGTGCGTCGGGGTTCCATCACGAACATAACCATCCCTGTATTGTCTGGATATCAACGCGCCGAGTTCCATTTCTGGCCGTTTTCTCCGACGTGTTCTGCTCATATTTCACCTCGAAACATAACAAGCGAACCCGCCCCATCCAGCACTGATATAAAGCGGCTCCCATCGGCGCATAATTTTCACTGGATACTCTCTATTCTCTCGGCATGAGGCCGCTGACCGGTAGCACTGCTCAGCAACACTCTCAGCATTTCCAGGACTCGCGGCCCGCTTCTGCTCGGTATGAACGTAGCCTAACCCGCCGTTGTAGCCGCGAAGGGCCAGCGCCCAGCGGTCGCAGTCGGTATCGGCGATGCGTACCTGGCTCATTAGGTCGCGCATGTAGATGGCCTGGGCATGGAGCGCCCATTTTCCGCTTCGGTAATCCACTCCGCCAAGCTCGGTTGGATATTTCTGGATGATCCATTTTCTGGTCGACGGCATGAATTGAGTTATGTTCTCCGCCCCGACTGGTGACCGCGCCGCTTCATTCCACGCGCTTTCCTGGTGTACCTGCGCAGCCAGTCGCGAAACCTGAGCCTCTGGACCGAAGTACCGCTTGGCGTACTGTTCGAGGTCGGCCCGGTGCCGATGCGCGGCTCGCGGAATGGAAACGTCGCCCACGGCCTGGGCGCAAACCGCCAGGGCCAGGACGGCGACCATTCGCAGAGTCATCATCAGAAAAACGACCCGACGGCCAGAACGCCAACGCACATCATCAGCACCCGGTAGAACCGGTACTCGACCCATCGCCACTCGTCGGCATCCACTGGCGGGCGCCTGATGAATGTGGCGTGGGCATGGAACATCAGCAGAAGCGCGCCACTGACAGCGCCGACAAACAGCACAAAATTGTCCACAGACTCGCGGATGCTGAATCCGAATCCGATATAGGTCACCGATGCTAGCCAAATGAGATGCCACCCCCACCCGCGAGATATCCGGCTCGCCACGTCCGGATCGATGCGCCGAATGACGGCCAGCACCCATACCCAGGCGCGCAGCCACGTAGCAGAAATCCATTCCCATAGCCTAGTCATCGAACATCACCCCCTTTCTCTCAGAGACCGTCTTCGCCATCTCGGCGCACTCGTCGATAGCCGATTCGAGCCGTCGCCTCATCTTGTCTGCGATCTTTTCGACCTGATCCCGGCTTTCTGCCCGAATGCGGAATGACACGATGTTGCTACTCCCCCAGGAAAAAACGATGGTCCACTCGTCGGGAGGGAGGTAGATGTAGATCGTGGTTCTCATGGATCACCACTCGAACCCGAGCCAGAAAAAATAATCGGCGCGTTCGGCCTTGTCCCAGGTCATCGTTCGCTCTTGGTTGGGTAACTCATAAAGCCATTGGACCTTCACGACCGCCGGCAAGGAATGGGCGAGAAAATATCGAGCGGCAGAGAAAAGCGCTTTAACGGGACCGGAAGAATTAAAATCCCGCGCCCATTTTTTTAATGTGGATGGAGTTCTCGACAGCAGGCGCCGACACCTAAACCCTTGACAGCTCGCGCTCCAGCCAATCGGAGAATCCGCGACTGACGCGCGGCCCTGGCTCGCCTGGGAGCGCGGTCCAGGTGCCTCGGCAGTTCGGATGAATTGGGCCAGCGGTCACCCACCACAGCTCTTCCGGCAGTCGTTCGATCAGCCCGATCGGGCTCTGCTTGCGCGGACTGGATGATCGCCCCTGGTTGGTCTTGCCGACCCAGACCTGGGTCTCGCCGTCATGCTCGGCCTCTGGGCCAACGACGGTGAATACCCGCCCGTTGATCGACCGGCAGAACCCGCAGGCGGTGCCGTACACCTCGACGCGCTTCACTCTCGTGCCTGGCGCCAGCACCGAGATGAAGCCTTCGTTGGCGTTTCTCGAACACTCGGTGATCGCGACCCGGCGCCAGTCCCGGTTGGCTGCGCCGAAGGTGTCCAGCAGATCCGACTGGAGCGAAGCCACGGTGGCCTTCCCGTCGCCCAGGGCGCGGCGCTTAGCATGATCGATCACCGCCATCTTGACGCCGTGTTTCAAGGTGTTGGTGACACCGGATAGCATCTCAGCGGCATTGGCCTGGGCGAAGCGCAGCACCGCGTCGGTAACCTGGCCGGGGATCATCCCTAGCCCCGCCGCTCGTTCATAGGTCTCTGGCAGCATTCCGGAGATCAGAGCGACCTCGCCCGTCTTGACGCGGCTTTCGGCGGCTTGCAGCAGCCCGGCGAGCACCGATCGCACCGCCAGGTACTCGGCTTCCCGACGAATGACGTCATCTGGCAGGTACCGCGAGAGCAGCACATCGATATACGCGAGCCAGTCCTCGAGGCTGTACTCCTCTGGCGCCTTTCCTTTGAGCCGCTGCTCGGCCTCATCGACCGCTGCTTCGTTCCGGTAACCAGCCTTGTGCAGAGGGCTGCCCTTGGCCAGCCACGATCCAAGTTCCACTTGTATTTCCGCCAGCAGCGCGCCGCCGCGAGCGGTGACGCGCTCTATGTGGTCGCGGATAAATGGGTCGTGATGCGGGGTCCACAGCGATTCCGGCGCGTCGGCCAACGCCTTGTGCAGCTCTTCGAGCGCATGGTCCGCGCAATCGTGTGGCATGGGAGAGACGTCGATGATGGCGGCGGACGCTACGGCCTAATCACGCTTACTGGAGAATTGTTCGAACAATTTATTGGCTTCATGCTCGGTAATGGGATCAGCGTTATGGTCGAATCGGAACAGGTCATAATAGGGCACCCATCCCTGACCAGGTTGGTACAATTCAGGGCGCTGCATCCCAGTACGACGCGCTGGAAATCCATTCATCTCGAAGTATTGCATAGCGGCCCTCCCCAGCATTTTGGCTACGCCGCTCTTGGAAAGAGTGGCATTTTGCCTGATAAATACCTGTTCATCTTGGAATGAATTACCTCTACTCCCGGCCTGCCCTGAGGCAGACTTCCAGGCATCCTGATAGATCTTCTGCTGGCGCCGTCGCAACTGGCGTACTCTCACCATCTCCTGCTCCGTGAACGGGCGCTTTTCGGCTTCCGCCTTCCCAAGTATGGTCCTTTCCTGCTCATACAGCTTGTGCGCAATTTCCTTGGCCGGGAGCATGGACTTGACGTGCAATTGCAGCTCAGCCGCGTGCCCGTTGGGTAGCTTCACCACTGTCAGGGCATCACGATAGCCAGCGGGTAGCGGATTTGAGAAACGGTCCTTGGGTTGCTTCGCGAACCGTAGACCGCTGGCGCGCAGCTTTTTCAAGAGAGCCGGAATTTCATCGATCGTATCCACGGCGATCGTGCCACGCACAAAATCGGTCACCCCAGCCCAGTTTCCACCCAGTTCGTTCTTCACCTTCTCTTGCAACCTGGCGCCCCCTTTCACCGGCGCCAGTAGCAACATCCCGCCCTTTTTCCCAGACTCGATGTCGTGCATGGCGCGCCCGAAGGCTTCGGGGTCCTTCTCGCCATCGTAAATCTCGAAATTGTTCTGATTGGCGAAGCCGCGGCCCTCGTCCAGCCATTCGCGATAGGCCTTCTGTGCCTCGACGCCCTGTCTCTTGAGGTCATCATAGGAGGCTACGCCTGGCTGAGAGTAGCCCTTGCCGAGCGCCGCATCCTCATTCGTGAATAATGAGCGCCCGCCGAAGATGCCAGGACTCCCGTTACCGCTTGGCTGCTGCTGGTTGTTGCGCACAACTGACAGGCTCGGCTTTCTGTCCCCCGTCTGCTCGATCGAATGCACATCGTTCCAGCCCACGCGATGCTCGCTTCCGGTCGACTCGTGCTTGACAGTCACCCCACCGGACCCGCGCGCCACGACCTCTCCAGCGCCGCCCGGATAGTGCACCCTGTCGCCATGGAAGGTGTTGTGAGTTCCAAATGAGTCTTCTTCGCCGGTGCGCACCCAGTGCTTCACCGTGCGCCCATCCTTATGGGTGATGGATCGCTGGACGAGACCGGGTCGATTGGCGATATCGGACTTAAAGAAAAGAATCAGCATTTTCATCACTTTTCAAAAACCCGGTCAGGCTATCCCACCACCCCAGTTCATCAGCATCTAAAAATGTGGATGCTTCTGTCGCGGCATGAATTGCATCTGGATTGGCTGGACCGGTTGGACCGGTAGGCCCCTCAGCTCCGGCGGGACCAGCAGGACCGGTAGGCCCCTCAGCTCCGGCGGGACCAGCAGGACCGGTAGGCCCCTCAGCTCCGGCGGGACCAGCAGGACCGGCGTGGCCTGGAACGCCAACCCCGGACATATTCACTTGTAGCGGCGGAAACTGATCGAAGATCACGCGCACATCCAACGGCTCACTCATTGATAATGTCCCCCTTCGCCGTCACCACTACATCGCCAAAAATGATCGGTATCCTGAGCCCATCAGGAGAAATCAGATCCAGATCCAGGTAATACCGAGAGGCCGCGTCGGTCACTCTCTCGCCGCACGGCAGCACATCTGGAATGGTGTCTTCCGCGTCAATCCAGGCCTTGATATGCCCGACCTCGGCCTGTGGCTCGGTGCGTATCTCGGCGATCTTGGTCCTGGATCTCGCCGATCGGCGGAGACTGCCATCGCTCGTCCAGCCATCCAGAGGTATCGGCTCGCCGGTGATGCGGTTGCTGATCACCATCACGAACGGGCCGTACCCGCACCCCTGGCGGATCGTGATCCCGTCGATGCGCGAGCCCGTGTTATTCAGCGGATCTGACATGGCGTTCCAGTTCGACCACACGCGCCGATAAGGCCATAACCAGGTCGGCCAAAGAGGAATCGTGGCCCGAGATAGCCATGGATTTGGTCATCTCTTCGCCTCGATGACCATGGACGTACAGCCGTTTTCCAGACTCGTCTTCCACCAACAGGCCGTCCTCCCCACGGTCCACGACACGGTATCTCTGATCCTTGCGCTTCCTGTGGCCGAGGTAGCGATCCCAGAGCACCCTGTGCTCGCCGCCGCCATCGGCATCAACCAAAAATCCATGCTCACCGATGGCCGCCACCTCTCCGTGATGCGGATCACCTGTTTCCGGGTGGCGGTAGTAGACGCAGTCACCAGTGACCAGGCGTGGCCTGGGCGGCGGATCGGTATTGGCCCTGGATGGCGGCACGTCTTGTCTCATGTCAAGCCCGCCATGTCGCCGCCTGGAAGACGCCTGGTGCCGAAGTCGAGCGTGGCGGGGTATTCCTGCATGGCCTTGTTCATTGGAGACTTCAGGCCAAACGGCAACCCGTCCGAATCCCGGTTGACTCCGGACAAAAGCGCCGCAATACTTACCATTGAGCCGGGAGAGACGAAGTTACCCGTCAAGCCAGAAGCCGATGGCCCAGGCCCCTTCGACCACAGCTTATCGCCCGGCTTTCGCAAAGCCCCGTCAATCACGGGGCTTTTCATTTTTTCCAGGGACAGCTCCGAAAGCGCGTGGTCGTAGAGTTTGAATGATCCGCCATCGGCGCGATGCTCGAACACCGTCAGCTTGCACCGATACAACATCCCATTATGGGAGAACGGCGCGTAATACCGCGCCACATACATATCATGGTGTCCATCTTTGAGATCTGGATGGCGTTCCGCGAGCACTCCCTCACGAACGAGATCGGGCACACAAAACGCCGCTTCGATATGCTCACGTAGTGGAGCGTGCCGCTCCCCAAGGTGCAGCATGTGAGATACGCTTGATTTCGTGACCATCAGGTCGTGTCTCGTATCGCGGTTACGGATTGTCCCACCTGCTTTTGCAAACGATTCCAGTATGAACTGCTTTGCCCGTATGGCAGCCTCGCTTAGGCGTTCATCCGGAAGCACTCGGTTGCCAGAGAGAACTATCCGAATAGGCTTTTTATCGGACAACCCTTGACGCTCACCTACACCAAAGGTAAATCTTCCATCTTCGTCGTGGTGCGGATTGGCCTTCCCCATGAATCCGCCTGGCTCGTCCTCGCTCCCATGTCCTTGGTTCGGTTCCTCGCCGACCGGCTTGTCCTCGCCCTCGGAGTCTTCCTGTACCACGGCGGTATCGTCGTAGCCACCAGGCCCAGACTCGCCTCCATGATCCTCCTGCTGCGGACCACGATCCCCGAAACTCGGCTGTTGCGGCGGCTGGGTCTGCTGCTGATAGAGACCGATCAACGAAGGATTGAGCGGCGCGTCGCCCAATGGCCCATCCAGTTTTCCATACCCCTCTTGGGCGCGAACTTCATTGACGGTCAAGACCAGCTTGCGCATCTCGTGGCGCTTTTCCTGGTCCTCCTCATCAAGCCCGGCCCAGCGAAAGCAGTATTTGTCGCTGAAGACCTGGATGATGTAATCGCTGATCAGCGACTCGTAGTAGGCCATCAATGGCCGCAGCCCCTTGTCTTTGCTGTCGGCCAGCTTCTCGGATGTGTCGCTGCCGGAGAGCGAGCTCCGCCCGGCGGAAAACGACTCAAAGTTGATCTCATCTGGAGACATGCCGTAGATGGCGCAGATCAGTGACGCGAGAAACGTCATCCACTTCGAGAAATACATCTCGTTGAACTCGATCCCGAACCGCTCGAAGCTGGCCTTGGATTCCTGGTCCTTGGATACCAATACCGGCAAGGTCCAGGCATTGGAGATCCCCTTGACCATGGCGTTCCAGTAGCGCCTGAAGGCCGCCAGGTCGTTGTCCGAGTAATCCCCGGAAAGGTGCAATAACCCCCTGGGGATGGCGTTGTCATCGAACCCCTTGGCGTTGTAGGTCATGGCGTTCAGGAACCCGGTCACGCAGCGGATCAACAGCTCGGTCTCGCTCAGGCCATAGCCGGACAGGCGGACATCCGAGCGCGGGTTCCTGACCTCATACACCAGGTCGTCATAGGTGTAGGCCGTGACGATGTTCGAGTTTTGGAGCACCTGCACGGCAAAAATCTCATCGTCGCCGCGATAGCCGTCTTCCGTGCAGAGGCGGATGGTCGCCCCGTCGACGGCATAAAATCCATCCAGGCCAAGCTTTGAATCACGCTTCGTTTCCGTCTCGATCGGCGCCGCATCCAGGGTCAGGCTGTCACGCACCGACTTCGCCATGAACTGAGCGAACGTGTCCCGTCCCATCCGCTTGCGCTTGCGAGGGTCACGCTCCCAGCCACCGTTGCGGATGAACGAGGTCAGCGCCAGGATTGAGGCCGCCTCATCCGTCGATACGGCATGATCCCGTTCGATGTGACGAATCACAAACCCTGGGCCGTCGTCTTCCTGTGGCTGGGTGAACCTGGAGATCTGCCGCAGGCGCGTCAGGACGATGCCGCTCAGGACCGGAGTTTGATCCACCATCGAGCGCAGCAGGTCAAAACTCGCGTTCGCGGGCTTATCCCAAAAATCCGCATAGGCAAAGATCTGCAGGCGGTCGAGGTTGACCGAGCGCAGACCGAGCCGGCCTTGGGCGGACGGTCCACGCCATGGCCCCTGGATGACCTGGGCCGACTTGATCAGTTCGCGCTCTTCGGCGGCGCCCTTGATGGCCTCGATGATCGGCATCAAGGTCTGCGCCGGGATCAGCTCAGAGGCCGTCGGAAGGTAGGTCTGTTGTAGGACGGATTGCGCGTCGAACCGCTCAGGAAGCGGGGCGCGCGGGTCGAAGGCGATGTTTTCTGGGGCGTCCATGCGCTGATTGTCGGTTCACGACAGGACAAGATCAGCCGCCGAGTCAGGTCACCAACATCAGCTTGGGTCTGGACTCCACGGCGAGTTTTGAAATACGGGATTTTCCCGTATTTGCGCTCAAGTGCCGCTAATGAACTACGCCCTCTCCATAAACATCCAACATTCAGGATCTGTTGCCAAGACTCTGAAGGAGCGCTCTTCGCAAAACCCATCCCGATAACTCACGCACCTCCCACAGACCCCGGAAGGGAGTTGCTGTATTTGGTTTGCGAGCGTGGCCGGCAGGATCGATGACAGCGACACCTCGCCACCAGGGAGGCGCTGGTCTTTGGTGTCCGCGAACACCATCAGCGAAGACCCAAAAGCACGCGACCAGGCCACATCGCACAGCATGTTGGCGTAGGCGAAGTGGGGATCGATCCCAACCTTTTGCACCTTGGCGCTCCACCGTGCGTTGTCCGGGTTCCGCTCGGTCACCAGCGCCACCCGGGTCAGGTGCTCGAACACCATGTCCCGACAAATGGCCGAGCGGCGCATGGCCCCCTGGTCGAGGATGTCTTGCTCCAAGGCCGCCGGGTCTGGGAACAGCACCAGGCGTTTTTGGATACGGGCGAGCGCCGTCTGCATAGCCTTGAACTGATTCAAGCGCACGCTGTAGCGGTCCCGTTCGGCTTCGGACGTTTTCCGATCGGTGATGGTAAGCTGATCACCCCACGCCACCATGTCCACCTGATCCGCATAGGAGGCCAGGAACACCTTGCGCGGGTGGCGGGTGGAGAAGCGCTTGGCGTCGTTGTAGTTCGGCAGGGTCTCGACCACGCACACCGCCACCCCGTAGCGCTCCATCAGCTCGTCGCAGCGCGCGAAGGGGTCGGGTGAGTAGATGGCCTCGACATGGATGACCGCCTGTCGACCGTCGGATAGCTTTTCCTTGACGATGACGACATTAAATTCGCCCATCTGGTCGATGCCCATGAAGGTGTCGCGAGCCGTGGCCTTCCAGACCAACCCCAGGCGCACCCCCTCATCCGCACGCTCCGCCAGCATGGCCAGATTCACCGGGATCTGCGATGGGTCGGCGTAGGGCTGGCCGAGCTTGCGGTTGTAAAAGTTCTGGCGTTGGTCCCCCGTCGAGGCCGTCGACCACGCCCACCAGAGCTGTTCGGCGGTCACGGTTGGGCTGAGGATCTGCGAGAGTTGGTAGCTTTGAATCCGCCGATCCGGATAGGTGGCTCGCCACTCCCCATCCTGGGTGTCGTCGATCCAGCCTCGACAGTGCGGGCAGATGTAGCGCCGCTCGCCCAGGACCTCGTCGAAGGCGACGCACTGCGGGAAGTGAGCCGCCAATACGCTGCCCTTCCCGCAGTGCGTGCAGGCGGTCCAAAACTGATGCTCGGTCCCTTGGCGAAACCAAAAGTTGATGTCGGCGTCCGGCCATTTCGGGGTCGACAACAGCATGGTGAATCGCACCAGCGACGCCGAGAGTCGCTCGCGGACCTTCGAGATGTCGTCCGGGGTCATATTCTGGACCTCATCGAACGATACCACGTCCGCCGGGAAACTCTCCGTCAGCGTCGCGCCAGTGGTCCACAGGAAGAGGAATCGCGAATCGCCCAGGGTCCGCGTCAGTTTGTTCCCCTCGCCCTTTGTGCCGGTCGATTCGGCGTTCCCCTCGACCATGTACCGGTGCACGTCCGGAATCGAGCGCACCAGTCGCATGAATCGATGTTCCGACTTATACGGCGCCAACTTGGAATCGGGCACATACATGGCCAGGGTGAGCGCCCGGCCCTTGAC